ACCTAAACATACAGAAGAAAATAAAATAATAATAAGTCAAAGATCAAAATTATTAAAAAATATGCTAGGTAAAACCCACACCTTAGAAACTAAAAATAAAATAAGTCAATCTAAAAAAGGGAAAACCTTACCACCTGAAACTAGAGATAAAATGAGTAAATCAGCTTCAGGTAAAATTAAAACTCAAGAACATAAAAGTAATATTAGTTTAAATCATCCAACTAAAAAACCCGTATTGCAAATAAATTTAAAAGGGGATATGATAAATGAGTTTATATCCATAAATGAAGCTTCAAGACAAACGGGGTATAGAGTATCTGATATAAGTGCATGTTGTAATAATAAACAAAAAACAGCATTTGGGTTTGTTTGGAGATTTAAATAAAATATATTATATTAAGTAAAATTATTAACAACTAAATAAAAATCGCAATGGACGAAATGCAACCACAAATGAATCTTGACTTAACTAAAACAACTCCAATTTTAACTGCTGCTGGTGGTAAAATTTGGCACCAAGGTTATATCTTAAGAAAAGTATCTAAGTTTGTAACTGGAACAACTGAAGATAATGTTTTACCAATCCAAGTATTTTATGATCCAGAAACTGGAGATATTTTAAAAGAAGGATTACCAGCTGAATTAACATTTATTATTGAAGGTGACGAAAATTAAAAACATATTTGATTGGGTAAAGGAAATATCATATGATAAAGAACCTTGGTCCTCATTTACTATTGAGGAACAAGATATGTTCAATAATTTTATGATAAATAAGATCATATCAATGAATCCAAATTACATTGAATTAGTAGCTGAGATTCAAGAGCATCAAATGCCTAAAGACAAATTATATCAATTCTATTGTCAAGCTTTACCTAAACAAAAGTTTTTTAACAAATATCAAAAACCATCAAAACAACAGTATAGCAAGGAAGTATTAGGTTTATTGGCTGAATACTTCCAAGCTAGTACTAGAGAAGTTTTAGATTACTGTGATATTTTATCTAAACAAGACATTATAGATATAATATTGCAATTAGGAAAAGATGACAAAGAAATTAAAAAATTATTAAAATGAAAGCATTAATGAACCCGCATTTATATAAAATGCTAAAAACTTCAGCTGAAGCAGATAAAGCTAAAGCTATGTTAACCATAAATTTAATATCAGAAAATCCAGCTGGTATTGGTGATCACTCAACAACTGATTTTTATAACAATGCTGAAGAAGCATTAAAAATGTTAATTGATGCTGATGATAGATTAGAAGCATTAAAAATATATTTTGAATTATAATGGGAGACTCAGTAAAAAAATTTGAAGAAATGAACGATAGAGAAGTAACATTTACTATTGATAAAGATATTAAATCATATCCTAAAATGTCCGATACTGTTAGACAATTAGAAAAAGAATACCCTGAAATAGCTAATGAATTTAAATCTATATTAGCTAGTCAATATGAATTATTTTCTCAAAAGATGTTATCATATGGTATGGGAAATATTTCAATGGGTTCTAATTTAGAAACAAAAGAAGAAACTAAATTTTCACTTACAGCTATTTGGATCAGAATGAATGATAAAATGAATCGTTTAAAAAATCTAGTTTTATTAGGTAATAAAAATCCTTTAGATAATGAACCTACAATTGATGCATGGATTGACATGGTTAATTATGCTATTATAGCTCAGATTGTCTCTAAAGGTAAATGGAAAAAATAAAATATTTTGGCTAAAAAAATTCCTCATACATTAAAAGAAATAAAAAAAGTACAAGTACCTGAAATTGACTATGCTTTTAACAAAAATATTTCTTATTCACAATTAAGTATTTACTCTAATTGCCCACACCAGTGGGGTTTAAGATATAGAGATGGATTTAAAGTTTTTGAACCTAGCATTCATGCTATATTTGGAACAGCATTACATGTTACTCTTCAAGAATACTTAACTGTGGTGTATGAGGAAAGTAAAGCAGCCGCTGATAGATTAGATTTAGAAGCTACTCTTAAGCGTGTTTTAAAAGAAGAATATCAAAACTTTTATAAGAAAAATAAAAACATACATTTTAGCAACCCAGCTGAATTAGCTGAATTTTTTGATGATGGGTTAAAGATTATTAATTACATAAAGAAAAAAAGTGGTAATTATTTTTCAAAACGAGGTTGGTATTTAGTAGGTTGTGAAATACCTATAGTTCTAAAACCAATAAAAGGTTTATCTAATGTTTTATTTGGAGGGTTTATTGATGTAGTATTTTATCATGAACCTACTAATACTATTAAAATTTTAGATATTAAAACATCTACTAGAGGGTGGGGTGATAAAGAGAAAAAAGATGATATTAAAATGTCTCAATTAATTTTATATAAAAAATTCTTCTCTGAACAATATAATTTCCCAATTGATAATATTGAAGTAGAATATTTTATTACTAGAAGGAAGGTATATGAAGAAGGAGATTACCCACAAAAACGAATACAAGAGTATAAACCAGCCGCGGGTAAAGTTAAAATAAATAAAGCAACTCAATTGTTAGAAGGGTTTTTAAATGAAGTCTTTAACCCTGATGGAAGTTTTAAAATGCATGAGTTAGAAAAAAGACCAAGTAAAGAAAATTGTAGATTTTGTCCTTATTCTAATAACCCTGACTTATGTAATAAGAATGAAGAAGTTAAAAAGAAATTTACATTTTATTAAAAATCCATATATTTATATACATAAATACTTAAAATATAAATTATGGCAAACAATCAACAATTAACAAGTGTAAAGGTAGATAAAGAAATATTTGAAGCCTTTAAAATTGAGACTATTAAAACTAAATTCTCATTACAAAAATTAGCAGATAGATGTATGCATTTATATCTAACTGATCCTGAATTCCAAAAAATGGTTCATAATCATATGAACTTAGAATTAGAAAAATAAATTTATGAAAGAAGGTTATATCCCAAAAGAGCAAAGAAAAAAGATATTGTTTATCTGTGATGACATAAGAATGCATTCAGGTGTAGCTACAATGTCAAGAGAAATAGTTTTAGGTACCGCTCACCACTACAATTGGGTATCAATAGCAGCAGCTATAGATCATCCTGAAGCAGGTAAAAGATTAGATTTATCTCAAGCAACTAATCAAGAAACAGGTTTAAATGACTCATCAGTTATATTATATCCTAATAATGGTTATGGTAATGCTGATTTAATTAGAGCTTTAATTAAAGCTGAAAAACCTGATGCTTTATTCTTCTTTACTGATCCAAGATATTATGATTGGTTATTTACAATTGAGAATGAAATTAGAAAACAAATCCCAATGATTTACATTAACATTTGGGATGACTTACCAGCTCCATTATACAATAGGGCATTTTATGAATCATGTGATACTTTATTAGCAATTAGTAAACAAACTAAAAATATTAATGAAATGGTTTTAGGTGCTAAAGCTAAAGATAAAATTATCACTTATGTGCCTCATGGTATCAATGAAGAAGTATTTTATCCTATTAACACTTCTGAAGAGATGAGTAAATTGCAATTAATGAAATCTAAATTATTTGGTGATAAAGAATTTGATTTTACTTTACTTTTCAATTCTAGAAACATTAGAAGAAAATGTATTAGTGATTTATTAGCTGCTCACAAATTATTTTTAGATTCCTTACCTAAAGAAAAAGCAGATAAAATTGCTTTAATATTACATACACAACCAGTAGACAATAATGGTACTGACTTATATGCTGTTAGAGAATTATTATTTGGTAGAGATTCAAATGTATTTTTCTCAGACCAGAGATTAGAACCTAAAGAAATGAATTTACTCTATAATATAGCAGATACAGTGGTATTACCTACTTCAAATGAAGGGTGGGGATTAGCATTAACAGAGGCTATGATGTCAGGTAAAATGATTATTGCCAACGTAACAGGTGGTATGCAAGATCAAATGAGATTTGAAGATGAACATGGTAAATGGATTGATTTCACTCCTGAATTCCCTTCAAACCATTTTGGTAAGTATAAAAAACATGGTAAATGGGCAGTACCAGTATTTCCAAATAATATGTCTTTAGTAGGTTCACCAACAACACCTTATATTTGGGATGATAAATTAGACTTTAGAGAATTAGCTTTAGCTATTCAAAAAGTATATGAAATGTCACCTGAAACCAGAACTGAAAATGGATTAGCAGCTAGAGAATGGGTAACATCAGATGAGTCAGGTATGTCAGCTAGAGTGATGTGTAAAAATGTTATTAAAGATATTGATTTAACTTTAAACACATTTACACCAAGAAAATCATTTGAATTTATTAAAACAACAGAGATACCAGCATTAGAATTGGTTCATCCTCTCATATATTAGTAAATAATATTGAGTTTTCCGTTGAGCACATATATTTATTAATATAAATACGTGCCTAATGGATTATCAAAGAATTTACAACCAATTAATAGAAAGAGCTCAAAATAGAACTTTAGAAGGTTATATTGAAAAACATCATATTCTCCCTAAATGTTTAGGGGGGAGTAATGATAAAAAAAATTTAGTAGAATTAACAGCAAGAGAGCATTTTCTATGTCATATGTTACTTTGTGAAATTTACCCTAAAGAAAATAAATTAAAACATGCTTTGTTTTTAATGTCTATTGGTAAACAAAGGGTTAAAGAAAAACATTATATTGTTGGTTCTAGAGTTTATGAAAGGCTTAAAACTGAATATTCTCAATTTTTAACAGGCAAAATTCAATCCCAAGAAACTAAAAACAAAAAAAGTAAAGCTATGTTAGAAGTTTGGGAAAAAAAGACCCAAGAGGAAATATCAGAAATAGGACAAAAAATATGGGATACTAGAATTAAAAATGGAACCACTAATATTAAAAGTATTAATAGAAGTAAGGCATTAAAAGGTCGAGAAATTACATGGGATAGAGGGGTTAATAAAGTTATACTTCAATATGACAAACAAAACAACCTTATTAAAGAATGGTCTAGTATAGCAGAAGCTGAAAGGTACATAGGAGGAGATATAAAATCAGCTTTAAAAGGTAGATCAAAAACTGCTGCGGGTTTTATTTGGAAATACAAAAATTAGTTATTATATTAAAATAAAAAAAAAA